ACCAGACAGGCATCCCATCAGCTACAATAAAGGAGTTAACGTTTGTGAGGCCTATGTCGGAGAGACGAGTAACGGAGAACTCAGTAGCCCTGAAGACATTGTCTACACCTGAGATAGCCCATACGCCATTCTCAGCAAACACAAGAAGAGAGGAGCCTAGTACGTGTACCTTACGGATGTTGTGAGCTTCTTGGATACTTACTACACCGCCATCAGTATCTAGTAGATCACTAAGGGTCTCTGAGGTAGGGTCGTTGTTCTGGTAACAGTTACTTGCATCTGAGATTCTACTAGACAGACGGGAGAAGTAAATCTTACCACCGTTCTTACCTGAGTCTAGACCCGCAAAGAACACTCGTCCTGAGAAGGCAGCTACTGTACGGAAACGAGCAGTCTCAACTTCCGTGACAAGACCTGATCGAGCTTTGTTAAAGACATCTACAACAAAGTGACCGTTAGCTGCGAGGGAGGTGCCAGTAAAGACTTGGCTCCACTCAGTAGGGCTGTACGCACCATTAGCATCTTTACCTGCATACCAAGCATGAGTCAAGGCAACACCTGCGTAAGCTGGAGCACCCGCAGCTCCCCACCCTACGTTCTTAGCATCATAACCCCGTGTACCAGCTGTAGTACCTGAATTAAAGTAGTTACTCGTTACATCAGCATCAGTACCCTGCCACTCAAAGTCTCTCTCCTTAAAGGCAAGAGTTGTTTCAGAGAAGAGGCTAGTCACTGTATCAAACTCAACGTAGAAAGTATTGACGGCAGCAGAGGCTACGATCAAGGCTCCGTTTAGGTTGGTAACTTGGATACGTTCAGAGGAGGGGGAGATGTTGTTAGCAGCTGCATGTAGGCTAAGATCAACAAAGTCTGTAAACTTGTTAGCTGACAATGGATCGGTAGACTTCTCATAGAAGTAAATCTTATCGTCTACCTGTACTACAAGGAACTCAAGGTTAGTCTGACCAGCTACGTTAAACCAATCGAGTGTCTGCACTAGAGCACCTTGGGGGATAACAATATCAGACAGTACATGGTTTGCTTCGTATGTCAAAGCTTTACGACGACGGCGAGTACCGTCACGTTCTAAAGAACAGTTCAGCTCATCTACGGAAGCATTCTCTGGGAAGGTAAGTTCAGAAGCCTCAGTAATGAGACCTTTAACAAAGGTGTTAACCGTTTTCTGAGTGAGAGTCTGTGCCATTTAGTAGTGCTTCCTTCTCAGCCATTCGTTCTTTTGATCGGTCATTAACACGTTTAGTCTTGGTAGGCTTCTTAGCTTCAAGGTGAACGAGGGCTGCTTTTAAAGCCCCTGCAATCCCTGTGTAGTTGCCTGCGATTTCTTCAGGGACAGCTGCTCCACCTTCGTACCGAATCTTATGGAACTTAAAACCATCTTGAGGTTTGTAAACCAGTAGAGCTTTCTCAGTCTTGTTGCTCTCGATTCGTACTTCAGAACCATCTTGGCTATGAGTAATCTTAACGGCGTCCATAGTCATTCTTAGGTCTCTCTTTCTTAATCTTATACATGTCGTTCTGTACGTAAGCTTTCTGCCTACGAGCAGCCTGTTCAATCTTAGGATCAGAACCTGACTTAAACAGGGACATTGCAGTAGACTTTGCTTCAGCTAGGAGGAAGGGGAACATTGTGTCATCAATGTCTGGGATGAAACCATCTGATGTAGTATCAAAGGTTGGGTACTTAACACCGTAGGAACGAGTCTTGGAGGCTTGTAGTACAACCTCTACAGAAGACTTGTAACTATCTAGGATGATGTGTGTGTCATCAAAGGAGGTGTAGTAAGAAGGCATAGTATCGTTACGGATAAGAAGAGTGCTATCAGCTTCTAGGTCAGGCACCTTAGTGACTGTACTGGACTCACTGTCTCGTCCATCAGATACTGAGAAGAACTCATCTGGTGTTAGGTAGGTTAAACGTTCGTAACTAACTCCACCTGCAACCTCAGATGTGTTGTAGTCTAAGAACTCAATGTTCTTTACACGGTCAGGGAAGACAAAGTGAGTAGGTCGGGCAGACTGAGAAAGGGATATTAGGTTCAACACTTGAGCAAGCTCAGGAATAAACCGAGAAGCAATCATGTTGTTGTACGTAGTCTTTAGAACTTGGACAATCTGTTCAGCTTCATTAGAGTCAGAAATGTTGTTAATCTCTTCCGAGTCCATGTCGGATAGGATGTTTTGCACCATCTCTAGAAGAGTCATTTTCATGTTATGCACTCATTCCAATAATTGTGAGAGATATATCAGCATAGTCAACAACTGTACTGTCTACATCTGCTTTAGTTTTAATCTCAAGGTAGTCGTTCTGAGCTAAAGAAATAAGGCTATCTAAGCTTACAGAAACCCAAGTACCTGTAGAAATTGTACGGATAATACGGGAACCTACAAGCTCTGTACCGTTCTTCAAGAGAAGCCATTCAACGTGCTTAAGCCCACCAATCGTCTGAGTGGCTGACATGTTCAAGCTTACGTAACCTGTAATGACTGTACTATCCGTATAAAGGAAACGGAGATTAGGGGAAGTCTGAACAGTAAACCCAGTAGTATGGGAGGTTGTTGTTGTAGGAGAAAGAAACTTCTCAGCAATGTCTGTACTTAGTGTGTAGGCAAAGGTTGGCCCTGTTGCATCAAAAGAGGTACCTACCCCAAGGTGACGATGAATAGGCTTCCATACACCACTTCCTGAACCATTAGCTACGTATGTCTCACCACCATTAGCAGTAGAGATAGCTTTAGGTTCGTGAAGAGCACTACCTGTAAGGGATGAATGTTCTACGTTAGCCATTGGTAATCAGTCCTTATAGTGGGGCGGAGACAAGTTAAGTCTATTATACACACATGTTAAATAGTTGTCAAGAGTTAAGTTAGTAGAGGGAGGAGTTTCCCCCTCCCCCTTGTATTATAGTTACGCCATTGGGGCGGTCATAACCGTTACCAAGTTCTCTGGACGGTACAATTTAAGACCGTAACGAGCAGTAGTAACAAACTCAGTACGTTGGAAGTCTTTGTTGTACTCTGTATCCACAGTTGGCATCTGACGCCATGCACCAACAAATGGCAACACTGCTTGATCAGCAGAGAAGAACATGTTAGTGATTGCGTTGTTGACAGTTACACCACCGATTACTTCAGCAGTTTCAGTCTTCAGGTAGTTAGAAGTATAAACGTCAAAGCCGTAGATGTTGGCGATGAATGTCATACCTGTTGCGATACCAGAAGACACAATGCCTTCCCATTTAGGATTGTTTGAAACACTTGTCAAAGCAGACAAGGTATTCATTTCAAACTCAACTGATGGGTCAACGATTGCAACTAGGTTACGTTGTGGAACTTTAGCAGTCTTCAAGGCACGAAGAGCTTTAGCAAAGTCAGCTACGCCAATCTTGTTACCTGTACCAGAACCCAACATACGGTGATCAACACCATTGATTGCGTTACCGTTGTCAACTGTTTGCTGACCACCAAGAGCCATGATGTCTGTCTCTAGACGTTCCATCAAAGCACGTTCTTGAAGTGGAACAAACTGGGACATCACTTCGTTAGCATAATACACGTCTTGCATAGCTTTGTTAGTGATGTAGTTACCAGACTGCAAGTACTCAGTGATGCTGAAAGTAAATTGTGCATCGTCAAGTGCAGTGTAACCAACCTGTGTGTCTTCTGTATAAGAAGCAACAGTTGCGTCACCCAAAGATGGGATTTTGAACGTATCACCATCAGGGAAATCAGCAAGCCATTTAACGTAAGACATGCCTTGCAGTTCGTCACGCAAGATTTCTTTTAGTTCGGCGGACCAAACTTCAGCACGTTTCATTAGTGCTAGGGATGCTACTGTATTACCAGCCATTGTCGTATTCCTTACTTAATAAAGTTGTCACCCATACGGTCGGCGTCAGCCATCATTTGCCGTTGGGTGGAGGGTTTGTAGTATAGCTTAGAGTTTTCTCTACGCATCTTTTGGTAGTAACCAAAGTCTTGAGCAGAGGATGCTTGCATTGTAGAACCTTCAGTGCGAATGCTCCCTTGAGTTAGTGGAGAAGATTGAGGTGCAGCTTTGCCCATTAACTGCATAAATGCAGCTGGGGATTTAGCAGCCATACCTTGTAGCTCCGCCATTGGTAAACCTAGTTCAGAAGCCTTTTGCTTTACAGCAGATGCAGCTTCAGTCCCGTAGGCTTGTTCAAGTTCCGATTCAACTAGAGCAATGTTGGTTTTAGCAACGCCTGCCTGCTCTCGTTTCTTCAGGGTCTGTTCAACTAGGCTCTCAATGTCTGCTTCACTCGAAGTAAGCTGGGTATTAGCTGTGTTCGACGTGCCACCATTGTTATTGTTAGAGCCTGAAAGTTCGGCGGTGGATGCCGAGGCCGTTTCTTTCAGCTGTTCTGTAACTCCTAGTCGGTAGGTCTGTTTCTCTAGGTCAGCTTTTAGAGCAGAGTTTTCTTGCTTCATCTGTTCGATAAAACTATCTGCTTCCATCTTCCCACGAGCTAGTGCCTCGACATCATTGAACTTACGTCCCTCTCCTACAAGTTCACCTAGGACTGAAGGGCTGGTCGGCTCCCCAAAGGTTGAAACTTGTTCACTCTGTGCAGCAGGGGTCACCTGATCCTCAGAAAATACACTCATTGTTAATCCTTGTCTAAGTTGATGAGGTCTAAGACAGTGGTCACTGCCCTGTTGAACCCATTACGATCTGCTTGCTTGTATGCCCACGAAGGGTTGTCATAGTCACTTGCAGGGGTACTATCCTTAAGCAAAGGCTCAAGAATCTCTTTGAGGCGGTCTAGACTCTCACGATTGGAGTGGAGTGTTTGAGAGACTGCCTCTTTATCTTTGCTGGTTTTGCAACCTTTAAACCATGCCGCCTTCACTAGATGTCTTCCTCGATGATGACTTCCTCTTCAGGAGCCTCTTGGACAGCTTCTAGTTCTTGCATACCTTCGTCTACTGCTTCTTCTTGCTCAGCTTCAAACTCTACCTGAGCTTCAGTTGCAACCTTCTGAGTTTCCATCTGCTCAGTGACACCGATGTTCTCACCGAAGAGTGCTGGCTCTCCTAGTTCATCAGCCAACATACGAGCAAACTCTTTACCTGAAAGGTGAGCAGCTACACTTGGGTCACCAGCCTTAATCTGGAACATAGTAGTTAGGTTCTGTACACGTTGAGCACGTTCAGCAAAGTGTCGAGCACCCATAGGGACGATCTTACCATTAGCTTGAATGTCTTCACGGGTAATCTGTGTAAAGAAGTAAAGGCCTGTATCCTCATTCAAGACACGTACTGTATCCTCGTAGTCCATGTTGCGACGAGAAGTCTCAAGCATAGCATTTAGGATAGGCTCTAGAAACACACGTTCAAAGTGAGCAGTCTTGTGTTGAAAGATACGACCAGCAGCAGTCATTAGCTGACCTACCTCAAAGGCTGTCTTCTCTCCTGCACTACGGATACCCATAGCTTCACGGGGAGCACCAGCCATCATCTCCATCTTAGCTTCGATGTTCTGAATCTGGAAGTCTGCATTAAGTGCAGTTGTGTCTGGAGTAAGGTAGCCTACGTCACCCTCGTCACCTAGGTAAATACGGGCGTTAGGTTGGAAGTCGAAGTCCTCTACGTCACCACGTATCTTTAGGATAGGGTAAGCAATCTGATCGAAGACATCTGCCTTAAGGTTCTCTAGGTGGTCAATGCGATACTGCATACCGACTAGGTTATCCAGTGGACCCATGCTGTAGAGGTTGTCAGGGCGGTCACGCCAGCCTGCATGGAAGATAGGGTCTCTACCTAGCCAAGAGGGGTTCTCTTCGTTAGAGAGGACGTACGAACGGTCTACAATAGTGATGATACGGTTGTTAAGGTACTTACCTGAGTCAGCATCATAGCTGTCCCCATAGAATGTAAGAACCTCTACATAGTTAGATTCGAAGTAATCTGTAATGGAGGAGAAACCATCAGCTACGAAACCTTCAGATTTGTTAGCATCTACTGTAGCACCTTTAGAGGAAGCACGGTTGTTCAGCATCTTCTCAAAGATTGTCTTCTGATACTCTGGGTCTACACCTGTGTCGATCTTACGTTGTATCTCACCCATAGTTAGGATGGACCGAATGATCTTAGGGCTGTCCCCAAACTCAGCAGCAACTGGGTTAAAGCAAATATCGTAAGGAGAGATACGAACAACTTTAGGGCCTACGTAGTTTACTACTCGATCACCATCTTCAAAGTGAGTGACCTTACGTTGGAAGTCCACCATTGCAAAACAGTTACCGTATTGGATGTAATCATTTAACAAACGGCTGGTAGTGTTTACAAAGTCAGACTGACGCAGCTTGGTATCCATGTAAGCTTGGATGATGTCTCGTTTAATCTTTACGTCGGACTCTTGATCGTTAGCCACAAACTTCATCCAACGTTTCTGAGGGAACAAAGCAGCAAAGTAGTTTGCATGAAGGTTGTCTGCAATTTGGGTAAGCTTAGGAGTGGTAGTGGAGTTAGACCAAGGCAACTTGTTGTTGCTTGTAGTCTTAGTGTCTGTAGCATAGATGTAGTTACGAAGCTCTTTCCACTCAGCAACCTTACCTGCACGGGCATTATTCCATGAGGCCCAACGTCCTGAAATCTCAACTGCCAAGGCGTGAGGATCAATCATGCTTTCAATATCGAGTGTAGTACCAGCCATTTCGACTCCTAAGACTTAGCTTATGTGTTAATAATAACACAATGTATATTTTATGTCAAGTGCTAAAAAGCAACACCACCGAATTTAGGGTGGAAGACTACGTTATTATCTTGACTTCTAGTTCGTCGTACAGAGCTGCTAGGCTTAATGGCTACTTCAACAGCAGCAGCTAGACAGTCCTTACAGTCATCGTGTGCAGGGTTATAGGAGACTAGCTCTTCTTCTAAGACCTGACAGCTACCACCTCGGTAGTGGTACATCTGTAGGTTGTCGTAACGAGGCTCTAAGATAGCTGCGATACGTTCTTCCTTAGACCCTTGGTGTCTGTTAGGTCGGTGTTCATCAATCTTTAAGGCTAGGCCGTTAGGTTTGATGTAGTTATCTTTAAGTTCAGAAACGATAGCTGACTGAGCAGCAGTACACTCAGCCCGTAGCTTCCTGAAGTCCCACCGATTGAGTAGGTCTAAGATATGCCTGAAGTACTCAGAAATCTTATCTGTCTTAAAACGATCAATGTCTAGGACGTACACATTGTTCTCATGGTCTACACCAATTACGACGATAGCTGTGTAGTCTGCCCGTTTACTTACTGAGTAGGCAAAGTCAACAGCTGCACTTACGTTTAGTTTGTTACCCTTGTAGGCCCACTGCCCATTGTCTCGGATCATGTGCTTACGATCATAGTACTGGAACTTCTCGTAGGCGATAGGCTGTGTGTCAGGATCGGTAGGGTCATTGTAGTACTGAGCACGGAACTGTACTCGGTCTAAGTACTGTCCTCGTTTCTTAGCTAGGATTTTAATATCGAAGCCAAAGAACTTACCATCCTTACGTGTTTGACGAGGCCAGAGGAAGTCTCCAGTACCGTCTCCATTATCTTCTACAGCCTTCTCCATTACTTCATAGATGTCAGCCTTACCTTCGAGTTCACCCTTGTCGGTGTACAAGTCCTCTTCCATGCCCATCAGGTCACTGTAAAGGTCTTTAGGGTGGTAACGGGTACCAACTACCCACTCCTGTGCCTCACTGCCCTCGATAGAGGATAACAGAGAGTACTGAGACTTAACCTTGTTACGTCCCTCGTTAGTGTAGGCATTCTCGAAAACAACAACATCATCTAGAACGGCAATGTCACAGTGCATACCTGTAAGAGAAGTAGTAAGGCCCCCTGTAAAAATAGATGGGTCACGT